CCAACCAAGCGTTCTCGATGAACTTGGTGGGCTGGTTGAAGTATTGACGCGAGGCACCACCAAGGGCTGTCCTGCCATCGAAGCCGACGCTGTTGAGCGCCTGGCTGATGGCGAACGGAAGCTGCTTCGTCATGGTGTCGGTCCACCGGATGGCGGTGGGCAGCTCCGACTTGATGTCCAGGCGGATGGTGGTCATGCACCCAGTTTGGCGCCATCCACGGCCTTGCCGACCTGCTGACCTGCCGACCTTTGTCTTAGGAGCTAGGAAATACCCCTCCCCCCCCTCCCCTACTCTTATATTATATATTCTTTTATAAAGGATAGAAGGTTAGAAAGATAGGAAGAAGCCATGCAGCGCAGCGGATTTGCCCTTGCCTACCTCTGCTCAGCAGGTTGGAAGAACACCCACTTCTGAGCGCCATCAATGGTCTGCCGCCGCTTTCGGTATCCCAGGTCTCTCAAGATGGTCGCAACCTGCATCTGGTCAGATCTGGTTTGCCGCTCGACTGGTTTGAGGATCGCCTCGTTGAGCAGCACCTCGCTGGTGATGGCTCTGCCGAGGTTGACGGTCAGCCATTTCTGGATGGGTGCCGACCATGGCGACTCGACCAGATAGCTGATGTTCTCGGCCTCGACGGCAGCCTGGTGCTCAACGGCCAGCTCATTGGCCTCACCGGCCAAGTAGGCGGCGACTGCGGCGGACCAGATCGAATCGCGCTCGAGCAGCAGATTTGGCACATCGATGGGTTTGCTGATGGTGCAGGTAACAGGGATCACCCAGAAGCGGCGGTTGCCTGTTTCATCGACGAGAAAGCCGCTTTCGCGGTTGGTGGAGCCGACAATGATCGAGCGCCTGGGGAAGGCCTCAGTGGCCTTGCCGTAGGGCACGCGGAACATGTCGGTGGACTGGCTGAGGAAGGCCTTCACCTGACCGGCGTGTTTCTTGCTGGTGATGTGATCCAGTTCTGCCCACTCCATGATCCAGGAGCGATGGAGGACCATCAGGTCATCCTTGGAGCTGATGTCGCGGAGCGCATCGGAGAAAAAGGGACCACCGAGCGCTGCCCAGAACGATGACTTGCGGGCGCCCTGATCACCCATCAGCACACAGGCATAGTCGTGCTTGCAGCCAGGTTCGAAGATGCGCCGGACTGCACCGATCAGCGTCTTCTTGAGCATCATGTCGTAGAGCGTCGGCTCCTTCAGATCGGCATCGACAGGTCTGAGATAGGTCGATGCAAGGCGATCGATGTAGGTGGGGGGCACCTCTGCTGCAACGTGCTCGAGGTAGAGCTTCACGGGGTCGTATGGGTTCTCGCGCGCTACCTCCACGAGGCAGTCGAGTGCCATCTCCTTGGAGACCTTGTAGCCCTCTTGCGCGAGTTGCAGGTAGAAACGTTCAACACCTTCGGCTACATCACCGTGGATCTCGATCTGCTGGGTGAAGATGTTGTAGCGAAAGCGTGGCAGGCCATCCTTGCCGGGATGGCGGAGCATGTTTAGTAGCTCCTTGGCCTCCAGCTTCTGCGGCTTGTCAGCAATGGGCGCAGCGTCGTTCTGCTGTCCTGGTGCGCTTGGCTTGCTGGACTGCACTGGGGGCAGCTGACGCTGCTTCGGTTGCCAGCCGTCTTCCTTGGCGAGGTTGCACAGATGGCGAATATCACGCTTGCCGTCTGCGGTGAAGCTGCGCCAATGGCGTTCGCAAGTGCCAGCCTCCCATTTCGCTGATTGCCGAGACCAGGCCTCCCAGTCGGCCAGCATGTGCTCGCCAACGCTGTGGAGGCATTGACCAACCTCGATCCAGTAGTCGTAATCGTCCGCACGGGAGGAGCTGAGCGCATCGAGCCAGATGCGTGCCCAGTCTTCATCGGTGCGATCTGATTGACGGAGCGGGGGTACGGGCAGCAATGGCTGCGGCGCAGGAGGCTCCTGCGGCAACATCTGCTCGATTAGCGCAATGGGTGCCTCCGCGAGGGGCAGGTCACTAGGTTCACGACCCTTCAGCCAGCGATACGCGCCAGTGGTTGGGTGGACGCCAGCGACAACGGACTGGCAGCCGGTCCAGCGCAGTTCAAGCTGCTCAGGCTTGCCCTCCTCATCAGATTTGCCGGTCTTAAATTTCCGGGTACGGATGCCAGACCAGTACTGTTCCGGGACTTGGTAGATGATCTGCAGGCGACCATCACGGCCTGAGGTGACTGCCCAGGATTTGGGCAGATCGCGCAGGGGAACGCCGAGCTTGTCGAGGATCTCGCCGGCGCTGATGCCATCGTGATCAACGAATAGCAGGCCACCGGACTGGGGACCGGCGATGACGCCGATAGCAACTGCGCGGCCGGCGTCGATCTCAACGGTGAGCTGCTGCTTGGTGAGGGGGTTCTTCTGCCACTCGGATTGGTAGGGGCGCTTGCCGTGGCCAACTGCAACGAACCCCCAGTGATCGGGGAGTGCGGCTAGCTGATCGAGCAGGGATGACAACTGACGGATTCAAGGCCGTTAGATACTGCTTGAGGTTAGCAAGGTTGGCAAGCTATCCCAAGATTTCTTCTGCGTCTCGAACTGAGCGCGCCACGCCAGCGATGCCACCGGCTGTGCGGACGGTGCCCATCCAGGCTTGCTGCGCTGGAGTGAGATGGCCTGTGGTGGTCTTCACTTCGATGCTGGTAAAGACTGCAATATGCTGCCCGACCATCTCGGGGGTGATGGTGACGGTGCGCCAGCCGATCAGGTCTGCGGAGCCGCGCGCCAGGCCGAATTGCACAGGTCGACCAGTGCGTGGATCGGGCAGGGTGCCGGTGTTGTTGCGGAACAGGCGGAGATCGGATCGGGTGCCAACTGCCAAGCGGATGCGCTGCTGAATGTCGGTCTCAGCGTTTGCCACGCGCGTGGAAGATCCGGTACGCCCAGCCGGGACTGTAGCCGCGCTCATTGGCCAAGGCGAGAAGCTGCTCGAGGGTGCGAGCGGTGCCCTGCTTGCGGCGTGCTTGCCGCATCTCGCTCCGCTTCAGCTCCTGCAGTTCACCTGCTAGCTGGCGGATCTTGCGGTTAGTGATCGGTGCGCAATTAGCGCCACAAACGGGACAGATCGGTTGCGGCTTGAAAGCGGCGTAGCACTCGGGGCATGTGCGCACTGATGGCGCTGCTGTGCCTGCGGTGCGCTTGATGCCATCGTCGAGCGTCCAGTCACGGGCATCATCTGGGAAGCCGTGTCGGGTGACATTGCCGACGTGATCGAGGATGAGCGCAGCCTGCTTGCCAGGGGCTGGGCGGAGTACGCGCCCGACCTGCTGTAGGTAGAGGCCAAGGGACTTGGTGGGGCGCAGCAGGATGGCAACGCTGGCAGCGGGCACATCAAAGCCTTCGGAGACAACATCGACGGTCACCAATATCTGCACCAAGCCGGCGCCAAAGTCTGCAACGACCTGATCGCGGTCGGTAGTGGTACCAAGGAGTAGTACCGCGCGGATGCTTGCGGCCAGAAACGCAGCGCAAACGGATTTGGCGTGGGCGATATTGCAGCAGAACGCGATCGCCTGCTGGCCTGCAGCGAGCCGCTGGTAGTGCGCAATGGCATCACCTGTGACGGTTGGGCGATCCATGGCCGCCGCGGCCTGATCGTTGGCATAGTCGCCGGCTCGGGTACGGATGCCGGATAGATCGGCCACCAGTGGTGGCGCGTAGATGCGGGAATTGCTGAGGTAGCCAGCGTCTATCAGCTCAGCAACTGATGGACCGAGGACTAAGTGATCGAACGCACTGCGGAGGCCGCGGCCATCGAGGCGGCATGGCGTGGCGGTGACACCTAGGCGGTAGGCGGCTGGCCAATGTTGCAGGATGCGCTCCCACTGGCCTGCAGTGGCGTGATGCGCTTCGTCGATGATGATCAGGTCCGGCTGCCAGTCAATGGCTGACAGGCGGCGCGCGATGGTCTGGACTGAGGCCACCTGCACGGGCGCCTCAGATGGCTCGATGCCTGCAGCGATCAGGCCATGTTCAAGGCCTGCCCATCGCAGCTTGTCGCTGGCCTGGCGGAGTAGCTCACGGCGATGCACCAAGATCAGCACACGGCGGCCTCGAGCGGCTGAGGCCTGCGCGATGGCGGTGAAGATGATGGTCTTCCCGCCGCCGGTCGGTAGGCATAGCAGTGGCGCCCGATAGCCAAAGCGGTAGGCATTGCGCAGATCGTCGATGGCGCGCTGCTGATAAGTGCGGAGCTGCATGGGGTTGCACTTGACCGCATCAGGCTATAGGATCGCGCAAGTCGCCACACCCTATGGAGAACGCCGACTATCACGCGCATCCTGCGATCTCAAAGTCGCACTTGGATCTCATCGCGCGATCACCCTTGCACTACTGGGCGCGCTACATCGACCCGAAGCGCGTCATTCCCGAGCCGACGCCAGCGATGCGCATCGGCAGCGCAGTTCACACCCATGTGCTCGAACTGCACAAATGGGATACCGACTACATTGTCGCCCCCGATGGCCTTGACCGCCGTACCAAGGCCGGCAAGGAGGCATGGGCAGCGTTCGAGGCTGAGGCCAACGGCCGCACAGTGCTGAGCCGAGAGGATGCCGATCTGGTGATGCACATGGGCAGAGCAGTGCTCGGCCATCCGGCTGCTGCATTGCTGCTTGGTATAGCCGGCGAGGCCGAGACCACGCACATGTGGACGGAGCCGACCACCGGATTGCAGTGCAAGTGCCGGCCGGACTGGATCACCGAGGATGGCGGCATCGTGGTGGATCTCAAGACCACCGAAGATGCCAGTCCGCGGGAGTTCCGCCGCAGCATCGCGAAGTGGCGGTATCACGTTCAAGCCGGCTGGTACATGGCGGGCATTGAGGCCGCCTATGGGAAGCGCCCCTCTGGGTTCATCTTTATCGCAGTAGAGAAGAAGCCACCGTTCGCGGTTGGTGTCTATGCCGCTGATGAGCAGATGATCGAGCGCGGCTATCAGACCGCCATGCGCGATCTGCAGACACTGGCCGAGTGCAAATCCAATGGCCGCTGGCCTGCCTACAGCGATCGGATCGAACCGATCAGCCTGCCGTCATGGATGATCGGCGAGGCCGCTACACAGACCACCGAGATCGAGATGTATTGATGGAATCCACAGCACTCACCACCACCCACCCAACTGGCTCCGTCTTCTCGGGGATTCAACAGTTCGAGGACGCCCAGCGTATTGCCAAGGCCTTAGCCAGCAGCACGCTGATCCCGCCGCAATTTCAAGGCCAGCAGGGGTTCGCCAACTGCCTGGTCGCGCTTGAGATCGCCAATCGGATGGGCATCTCGCCCTTCTTGGCGATGCAGCACCTCCATGTAATTCATGGCCGCCCATCGTGGAGCAGCAGTTTCATCATCGCGATGGTGAACGGCTGCGGCCGATTCAGTCCGCTGCGGTTCGAATTGAGCGGCAGCGGCGACAGCCTGGCCTGCTACGCGATCGCCAAGGATCTCGCCAGCGGGCAGGAGCTGAAGGGACCAACCATCACGATGGCGATGGCGAAGAAGGAAGGTTGGGCGACCAAGGCGGGCAGCAAGTGGCAAACGATGCCCGAGCTGATGATCCGCTATCGCGCCGCAGCGTTCTGGGGTCGCCTCTATGCCAGTGATCTCCTGCTCGGGATGCAGAGCCAGGAGGAGGTGGTCGACATTGAGCCGGTGACCGTGAGCGATCAGGTCGCTGATCTCAACGCCGCCATCCCCGAGCCGGCACCTACACCGGAGCCTGAGAGCGATGAACTCTTCTGAGTACCTGACTGCCACCCAGCTTGCACAGCGATGGGGGTTGCACCCCGACACGCTGATGCGCTGGCGCAAGGCAGGCAAAGGTCCGGCGTATTTCCGCACGCCAGGCTTCGTGCTCTACCCATTGGCCGGGGTGGAGCAATACGAACAGGCCAACACCATTACCAACGAACAACCATGAGCTTCAAGCTGAACCTGAGCATCTTTAAGTCGACCAAGCCTGAAAGCAAGGTGGACTTCAGCGGGATGATGAACATCAAAGTGGAGGAGCTGGATGCCTTCTGCCGCTTTGTGATGAGCCAGACGCCCGACCAGTACGGCAGCGTCCAGGTGCCGATCAGCGGCTGGAAGAAGACCAGCCAGAAGGGATTGGCCTATGTAAGCGCCGTGGCACAGCCGCCGCGCGACTGGGTGGATCCCGGTGATGCTGCGCAGAAGCTGGCCGCGGCCACTGATGGCGTGGTGGTCGACGTGAGCGACGACATGTTCTAACGCCCCATCAGTTTACATTCGAGCCGCGCGATCTCGTTCACGGCCTGCTGCAGCAGTTGTTGCTGGTAGCAGGCCTGCTTATAGAGAGCAACGGCCATGGTGCCCGCGTCTTTGCTGTTGAGCAGAGCGCGGGCATGTTTTTCGATCTCGAACTGCTGCTCTGCCGAAAGGGTGACGGCCATCCACTCACCGAACTGCATTGTGCTAGACCAGTGGGGTACATCTCACGATAGCAATGCAGTGCCCCAGGTGCTCCAGTGGTGACATCAAGGCAATGGCAACGAACAACCGCGACGCCGAGGTGACGGTGCGTAAGCGGGGCTGCAATGCCTGCGGCCATGTGTGGTTCACGGTCGAGCTACCTGTCAGCCCGGCGGTGGTCGGCTGGGGGCGGCGCGTCAAGGGGCAGAGCAAGCCAGAACTGCGGGTGCCGGTTGAGCTGGCAGTGGGCGCTGAGGCCGTGTGAAGAACTGTCACAGGGCGCTGTGCACCGCCGACGGGGCACGGCATTATTGACCCACGGCCACCAGGCCACTGTTCTTCAATCCAATGATCAACCGCATCAACAACGTCATCTGCCTTCTGGTCGTCGCTGCCGTTTTCGCCATGATCGGCATCGAGGCTGGCAACCAAGCAGGCGCTACGCACTCCGGCACGCAGTCCTACATCGAGGTGCGCAAGTGACCCCCCGCCGCTTTTACTTCACGATCAAGTCCGCCAACGTCGTTGAGTGCGTACTGGCGCACAGCCTGACGGAGGCCAAGCTGATCGCCGCCGATACATGGCTCCCTTGGTGGAACCAGATCGAATGGCTCAATCCTGAATCTGTCACCGATCCGAATGTCTACCTCTAACTCACTGATCGCCTTCCAATGGCGCACCGATCCCGAGGATCAGGGCGTCTACGGCGAGGGCATCAGCAGGCCACGCAATGGTGCCCGCACTAAGGAGTATCGCCTCCTAATTTATCCCAGCGGCGCTCGGCCGATGCTCTGGATCACTCGCGCCGAGAACGTCGGTGCTGCGATCCGCTACGCCCAGAACCGCTGGCCATCCGCTGAAATCGAAGTTGCATCATGACCCCAGACCAATCCATTGTTCCCTTCCATCGTTCGTTCATCCTCGCGAAAGTCATCCACTTGGACAAGGTGAATGATCTCAGCCGATCTGAACTGGACATGCTCAACATCGAAACGCTGGCCGCACTCCAAGAAGCCAGGCACAACTACGACCTTATCGAGGACAAACAATCGGAGGAGGCCAGTGGCGAATATCGCCGGATGAAGATGGCCGGCTACTTCCAAGCTGCTATTCAGATCGCCCTGCAGAGCCGATGAACGATGCTGCCCGTGCTCGTCTCTATAGCCTGCTCGAAGGCAGCAACACCTTCAAAGCTGGCCAGGCATCAGAACGTGATCGCCTCCGCCTGCTGATCGACATCCGCATCGATCAGTTGCACAACACTTGCGGCATCAAGAACCGCGAACAGCTCTGTGCTGAACTGCTCCACCTTCGCAAGTACCTCGACGAATGACCACCACGCAACTCGACCAGCAGCGCGCCGACATGATGGAGGCGCTGTATCAACGCAGTGGCCGTCAGGAGTTGCCGTATGGCCATCCACTGCGTGGCACCCTCACCGGCCTGTGGGAGGAGTTTGCGCTCGACATTGCCGCAAACTTCCGTGACACGGACTACGGCACACTGCTCGACCGAGTGGTGAAGGCGATGGATGAGACCGAATCGGTGATGACGCAGAAGCAGGCGCAGCAGGCCATTGAGGTGTGCCGCCAGGTGCTGATGGGTGAGAAGTGGCGGTGAAGGCGCCGACCAGCACCAGCTTCAGGCCAGGCCATGTGCCCGGCAACGCTGTATTGACGCCGCAGAACGCCATCGACATTCGCAAGCTGTACGCCAGCGGCTGGACAATCAAACAGCTGGCGGCCATCTACGGCATCACCAGCACCCACGTCTACGACATTATCACCCGCAAGAAATGGAAAAACGCAGAACAGCAAGCGACCTCGTGAACCACCCCCCGCACTATCAGGCGGGCACCATCGAGGCCATCGACTTCATCGAGTCGGTGATCGCCGATGCACCGCACATGGTCCCGGCATACCTGCAGGGGCAGGCGCTCAAGTACATGATCCGCATGTGGCTCAAGGGCAACGCGCTCGAGGATGCCCGTAAAGCGGAGTGGTATCTGAATCGACTCATTGCCAAGATGGAGTCATGCTCGAACATCTCCGCCTGAACTGGCTTGAGCGGCAAGCGCTGCAGATCCTCTGCCGCAGCGAGCGCATTGGCCTGCTGGTGATCAAGCGACATAGCTCCCGGATGGTCTTCATCGTCCGAGATCAGACTGATCCCATTGACATTACGCAGGCTGATGAGCCGCTGTCGATGCAGCTCGAGCGGCTGTATCACCAGCCGAGCTACGGAGAGGATGAATGATCAGGTTGCACGCCGGCCGATTATTGCTGGTGTGCGACCGCACTGATCGGAGCTGGCACGCGCGCGTGATGCTCGGTCCGAAGGCTGAGCACCAAGTCGAGGTGGATACCGGCACCGTCCATCTGCCGGATGCGCTGTTGCGCGCTGAGGCTGTCTTCCAGGCAGCGGTGGCCAGCATCAGGCCGGAGACCGCCAGCGTGATGTGCTGGGACTGCATCCAGTGGGAGATGAGCACGCAGCGTTGCGATCTGCTGCTGCCTGAGAGCAAGCGAAGTGGCGGGCGCTACGCCGCGAGCTGTGACTTCTTCCTGCGGGCATTACCGGCGGCAGACTGACAGAGGCCGCCAGGTCGCCGTGTCCAAGCGTGAGTTCAACACGCCAATCCGTGAGCCTTGGAATGTGCTCATCCATCAATCACTGCAGGCAATCGACCGGCATAACCGCCTGTGGTTTGCATCGGGCGATGGATGGCACCTCCAGCAGGCGCAGGTGCTGCGCGACTATGTGGCGGACCTTAAAACATGGATTCACCGAGAGGAGGCACGGCAATGTTCGGACCTGAAGTGATCAGCCGGGATGATCGCGACGGCGGTTATATCGAGACTCTGCTTCCAGCGGAGAAGGGTGAGGTGTATTACCGGAGCTGCGTCGGTGGCGTGTGCCGGTATAGCTCGGACTTCTTTCAAGCGGAGATCTACCTCAATCAGATGCTGCGGCCATGAAGGTTCCGCCGGTGGTCGTGTTCGGGATGACTTGGCTAGGCGGCATGTTGCTCGCCACCATCTGGTTGACGATGTTCTGAGTGGCTGGTGATCCACTGCACGATCGCCCATTCACCGAGCGCCGACCAAAACGGTTGAGCGCGATACCAGTCGACCCATGGCTTGTGGCCTTTCTGGCTGTTGCACATCAGGCAGCAGGAGACCAGGTTCTCGCGGACCGTCAGGCCGCCGTGGACCTTAGGGATGACGTGATCGAGGGTGGGGCTGCGGCCGAGGGGATCGTTGCAGTAGGCGCACCTGTACCCCCAGCGGAGGTGGATCTGATCACGGGCGGAGCGCCGTGTGACCAGGCGCGTCTCATCAATGTGGTGCTGATCCACTGAGATCGACCGGCAAGGGTACGGCGTAGACCTCGAGGTCGAGAATGTCCTCGTCGCTTGGCAGGAACTCAGCGATCTGGGAGTAAATGTCAGCCGGCAGCTCGTCGGGATCGGTTTCGGAGCGCACCAGCACCTTGGCGGTGATCTCCACGATGAACGCCCGCATGGGCGGCAGCCCCGGCTGGTTAAACGGTAGCGGGTGAGACGGGATCGGCAGATGTGACGGTTTGTGAACGTGCCCTGCATCCGGGGCACTGTGCCCTGTCGGTGGGGTACAGTTCACACATCGACAGCCACCCACCGGGCAATGACCTTTACCCTCGAAAACGCCAAGCTCGAAAAGCGCGCCTCCTTCACCCCTGCCGGCGCCGAGCACGTCATCATCACCACTTGGGGCTACAGCATCAATGAGCAGGCCTGGTACAAAGCCTGCACCCGCAAGCACTTCACCGGCAACGCCCGCAACTGCTACCGCTCACTGGTGAAGCAAGGCTGGCAAACCGTCTGAGCCCTACCGGGCCGCTCCGGCGGCCCTCATCTTTTTCCTGCTGGCAATGAACTACTACGAACCAACCGACCGAGAGCTTGATGCTGTTTTCAAGGAATACTCCTACCCTGGCGACTGCATTGATGAAATGAGCCGCGAGTCTTTTCGATTGGCTGCGCGCCACGTTCTAGCGCGCTGGGCAAGCACCGAAGACGACGATTTGCCCGAGGATGACGACGACCACCCCAGCCTTACCGCTGCCGAACGCAACCCATCCCTGAAATGACCTACGCCCTCCGCATCGGTCCCTGGCACATCGGGCCGTTCACCACTCACATCGCTGCCACCACCTTCGCGGAGCAGCACGGCTGCGACGATTACACGATGATCCCGCTGGATGATCCGGCTGAAGCACCCGGCAACATCCACCGGCTACGGATGGCGCCGCTGCAGCACCCGATGGCGCGCTAGCCCTTGCTGCCCGTGACGCCGAGATCGGCGTTGTAGCGCCCTGTGGCGGCATAGCTTCGGTCTGGGCGACCGCTCACCAGCAGAAACTTCATCTGCCCGATGCGTAGGCCAGGCCAGATCGGCAGTGGATGCATCCGGCGGCCATTCTTCAGCTCCATGGTCAGCCTGCTGCCATACCAACCGGGATCACACCATCCGGCCTCAGCGTGATCCCAGCCTTCGCGTGCGCGACTTGACTTAAGAACGAACTGCGCGCCGACGTGATCGGGCAGGTTGAAGATCTCCCTGGTCTCCGCCAGGAACCACTCCCCCGGCTGAATCCAGAACGGATCCTCCTGCGTGTGGCCAGTGATGCCAAGGATCTGCAGCTCAGGATGACCGGCCACCTCGATCATGATCCGATCGCCCAGCGTCACGTCCAAGCTGGCTGGGTTCAGGTGATCGTCGTTGTAGGGCGTCACCATCGCCTCCTGCTTGCACAGGCGGCAGATCTCATGATCAGGTAGGAGCATCAGGCGTAATCCCAGCGGCGGCGCTTGCCATCAGCGCGCCGACCGAGATGGATGAAGGCCGGTGCAGCGTAGCCGAGACTGTACGGCCAGTTCTCATCGCACCACTTCTCGACAGCTTTCATATCGGCGCCATCGATCACGAAGTCGACTGCACCAACGCCAGGTGCTGAGTAGAGGTGCTCGCTGTTGGTGGCACCGCCCACCGACGCATTGATCGCTGCCGGCCTATAGCCGCTGGTGAGGATGATGCTCTTGCCGCCAAACCGTTGCCGCACCCGCTCGAGGAACGCCGCCAGCTCTGCTGCAGTGTTCACCTGATATTGATGCCGGAATCGCCGCGCCTCCTGATCGAGCGCAAACTCACCCAGGCGGATGTGGGGTGTGATGCGTGCGCTGAACGATGAGTCGGGCGTCAACCTGGCAGGTTCCTGCTGCACCTTTGGCCGATGGTCACCCCACAGCTCGCCTTCTGCTTTGCGGCGGCGGAGCAGGCCTGCCTCGACGTTGCTGCCAGGGTTCCTGTACAACTCCATGGCCTTCGGCACTTGATCCCATGCCTGCTCGCGCAGCACCTTGCTGATCGTCTCGAATC